TCTGACAGCAACCGGGCTGTGGAAGTACACCGTGGTTTTGAAAGAAACCAAAACAGAATTGTTAAACGAGACGCGCATGTTTCCGTACATGTTTGTGTCTCGTTGGGCAAAGATTCCCGGCAGTGTGTACGGTCGCGGACCAGGGCTACGTGCATTGTCTGATGTGCGTGCGCTAAACAAAATTAAAGAACTGGCGTTAAAAAACGCAGCGAAAGCCGTGGCTGGCATTTACACTGTCGTCGATGACGGCGTAGTCAATCCTTATACTCTGACGTTTGAGCCAGGCACTTTTATGCCTGTCGGTAGCAATGACCGCCAGAATCCGACCATTGCAGAATTGCCACAAAGCGGCAATTTCAATGTGTCCATGTTTACCATGGAAGATTTGCGCGCATCGATTCTGAACGTGTTTATGGCGGACAATTATGGTCCGACTGACAAGACACCAATGACTGCCACAGAAGTACAGGCACGCACACGCATCATTGCACAAGACATGGGCGCTACGATTTCTCGGATGCAGTTTGAAATGCTGATGCCCATTATTCGCGCTGTCTATGGCTACATGGCAGAGATGGATATGGTGCCGCAAGAGTTGTCTGTCGACGGCGGCACTTTGGATGTTGATTTTGTTAGCCAGCTGGCACAAGCCCAGTGGGCGATCGATGAGCAGAATTTGCTGGAATACACCCAGACTGCTGTTGCGTTTGGTGAAGTTGATCCAAAAGCCGGCTTGATTATTGACGTGCATAAAGCCCTTGGCCGCTTGGCTGAGATCAAACATATACCCCCTGCTGTTTTGCGCACACAAGACGAGATTCAAGCCATTCTTGACGAAGCGGCGCAGAATCAAGCCAACATTGAAGCGCAAGGCGGCAGTATGATCGCGGCGGAAATGTGAGCTGGTCCGACTTAGAGCCAAAACCCACAGATACTGCCAGAGCGCAGAATCACCAAACAGATACTGAGGCCTTGGCGAAAGCCTGTGTGCGGGCCTTGGCCAAAGACACCCAATTGCCTTTGCGTTTGTTTTTACAAGCGAAGGCGAACAGTGTGAGCTTCCGACCTGGCATACCAGCGGAAGATGTTGCGTTTCGCGAAGGACAACGGTCCCTTGCGTTACAATTATTGAAACTAGCAGGAGAAATCACATGAGTGAAGCGGCACAAGCAGTTGAGACTGCCCCCGTTGAAGATGAAGGCACTATTTTCGACGGCGTTGAAACCACACCAGTAGAAACCCCAACCGAAAATGTTGTTGACACCCCCAGCAATCCTGATGTGCGGCCAGATTGGCTGCCTGAAAAATTTAAGACGCCCGAAGATTTGGTCAAATCGTACAATGAAATGGGCACCAAAATTCGTGAAAAGTTTGAGCCACCAGAAACCTACGAGATTACAATGCCAGAAGGCGTCGAAAGCAATCTTGGTGAGGCTGATGTAGCTGCGTTCAAAGAAGCAGGCTTGACCAACGAGCAAGCGCAAAAACTGACAGAGTATTTTTACCAAGCCATTGTGCCTGAGTTGCAAGATGCCCGCGCTGGGCTGGAAAAAGAGCGCTTAGCCGATGCTTGGCAGCTGCGCCCCGACAGCCACGAGTTTGCGCAGCAATTGACACAGATCAAGTCGTGGGCCGACAATAACCTACCTGAAAGTGTGGTTGTTGAGTTGTCTCGCACGGCGCGTGGGGTACAAACAATTCACACTTTGATGGAAAATAGTGCTCAATCGCACCGCGCTGTTGGCGCTCCGCAGTCCCGCCCAACCCGTGACCAATTGAATCAACTCATGCAAGACGAGCGGTATTGGAAAGGCGACGAAGAGTATCGCAAATATGTCAACGAGCAATATCGCGCTGCCTATGATTGACAAACGCTATTGCAGTGAGTATATTTCAAGCATTCGTGTATGTGGCTAACCTTGTTTACAAGCCCCACTTGCACAATTAAGCCGTCAGCTGGCCCCGTTTGGCTAACCCAGTCTAGGCTGTTAAACCCTAAATCGTAATTATTTGAGGACTTAACAATGTCTACTACCGTACCTGTAAGTTTTATTCAACAGTACGAAGCGGAAGTCAAGCAGGTCTACCAGCGTGAAGGTTCGCTGCTGCGCGGTTCTATTCGTACTCGTAACCAAATCAACGCTGAGCGTGTCTACTTTCCAATCTTGGGCAAAGGTAGCGCAACTAGCAAAGCCCGTCACGCTGATGTAGTTCCGATGGACCTTGAGCACACCCGTGTCTTTGCCGACATGGCTGATTACTACGCTCCTGAGTACATTGATGAACTGGATCAAGCCAAGCTGAACTGGTCACTGGCATCTGAGTATGCTCGTGCCTCTGGTAACGCTTTGGGCCGTGAGACCGACAATGTGATCATCACTGCGTTGGATGCGGCTACCAATACTGTCAAGCCAAACACATTGGACGCAACTGCTGCCGGCAAATTGACCCTGGGCGTTATTGCTGGCCTGTCCAAGACGCACAACCTGGCCGATGTACCGATGGATACCATGCGCTATGCTGTGGTTAGCCCTGAAACCCACGCTGAACTGCTCCAGTTGTCTGAAGCAACCAGCTCTGACTTCACCACCAGCCAACTGTTGATGAATGCCCGTGAGCCAGCCATGTGGATGGGTTATCGCTGGATCATGCACACTGGCTTGCCATCTGACGTGAAAGGCTTTTTCTATCACATGCAGGCAGTTGGTCATGGCATCTCCCGCGACATCGTGACTGAAGTCAACTACGTGCCTGAAAAAGTTTCTTGGTTGGTGAACAGCTACATGTCAATGGGTGCAGTCATCATCGACGGCCCCGGCGTCATCAAACTTGAAGAGCAATAAGGGGGCTTATCATGGCATTTACAGCATCTGAAATGAGCCTGATGGCTTACACTGGCGCCAATGGCGGCCACCACTTGTACTGGTACTCAAATACCGAAAGTGATGACGTCACGGCTGCTAATTTCTTTGACGGGTTTGTAGCCCAACTGAAAGAAGGCGACGTCATTGTTGATATTGACGGTGCGATGTTTTACATCGTAGACGATATTGATGATGGTGAAGTAACCGTTGCTGCTATGTTTGACGCACCAGCGCCATAAGAGTAACAGCAACTTAGACTAGGGGTGACATTCCATGAGCAGTAGCCTTGAAGTGATTAACGAAGGGCTGGTGCGCCTTGGGGTGCCGCCCCTAGCTTCCCTTTCCGACCAAAGCGCGCAAGCGCTGGCTGCGGATCAAATTTATCGAACGGTATCACGCACTGCGTTGTCATCGCATCCGTGGTCATTCGCTTTACGCGAAATTGAATTGCCCAAACTGGTGCTGCCCGACTCATTGCGGCGCAACAGCCGGTTTACTTTTGCTTATCAACTGCCTACAGACTCTTTGCGAGTGTTGGGGCTGCGTAGCCATCACGAATATCGGTTAGCCGGCGATCAGTTATACACAAACGACGACGCCGCGTCGGTTATTTATGTTGCAGACGTGTCTGAGGCTGGCTGGCCTTCTTTTTTCTCGAAACATGTGTCTACCGCGTTTGCCGCTGCCGTTGCGATTAGTTTGACTGAAAACGTCGATCGCGCGCAATTAATGTACAATTTGTCTGAAGATACTTTACGTAAAGCCCGTAGCACAGATTCGTTGCAAACGCCGCCATATGTGTTTGATATGATGCGGGTATACATGCGCCGTACGCACAATCCGTTAGCGTCATGACGTCTTTTTCGCACACAACCGGCTTTACGCGGGGTGAAGTTGAATCGTCGTTGTTTGACCGCTTTGACGTCGATTTTTACGCGTCAGCAAGTAAATACATTGAAAACTGGTTTCCTGATGTTACTGGCGCTTTAGAACGCCGCCCTGCAATCGTTCCATTGGGCGATAGCACTCCATTCACAATCCCGCAGCGGCCTACAGGGGTGTCAACGGGCGTCGAATGTGGCGAATTTTTCCTTCGGACTTTTTTGTTCCGCAGCAAAGTGTTTATCTTGTTGTTCCGCCGCATTTGTACGCCTGGGTGGCAGACGGTCACGATGTCGTGCTATCGCCTCGATGACAATGTTCCTGTCATGCAATTTGAGGATGAATACCTTGTTTATTATTCCAATGCTTCAACAGATTTGGACACGTTGCTTACACCAGATTTGCCGCCTGACTCGTTTGATGGCGAAGTTCCGCCAGAATTTAGTGAGCAGTTGGCACAAAACATTTGCTTGGCTCAAGTTGGCCCGGCAGTTTTTGTTACGTCACCCCTGTTTCCTCCTTACCGTGTATTCGTTGATAGTAACTTTGACGCTGATTTTCAGATAATTCAGTTTTTTGAAGAATTGATCGGTACAGTTGAGGTTGCATCAGGTGCAAATGCTTGGAAAGGCACTGATTCATTGTTTCAAGATCAACTGACGACTAGTGCTAAGTTTTATATAAAAGGCGTTGAATACACAGTCAATGCAATTACCGATCAAATAAATATGACGTCAACCGCGAATTACTCGGGTATTTCAGTAGCTGGTGAGCGCATTGACATTAAATCAACTGTGTTTGACGATGATTGGCCTCGGCTATGTACCTTTCACAAAGGGCGGCTGTTCTTATTTAGTTCGCGCCTCAAACCTGTCGGCATGTGGGCAAGCCGCGCGGGCGACCCATTTACTGTGGTTCCAGGTAGTACGTATGACGATGCACCTATTCAAGTAGAATTGTTGACAGAAGGCGCCGAATCATTTCGTTGGGTGCGAGCGTCCGATCAGATTTTTCTTGGCGGCGAACAAGCGGAATACGTTATTGATGCGCCGTTGGATGGCCCGCTGACACCGACTTTGTTTTCTTTCTATCGGGTAAGTAGTACGGGCGGTGCATC